CAACAGAAAGAAATGAAGTTGGCAACCATTGCAATAACAAAGTCTCGAATAGGTGACGACGGAATAGTGTTTGAAAATTGTAAATTTGATAACGCAATGTTAGAGATAGATACAGAAAGTACGACAACGTTCTTAGGTCTTGAAGAACAAAAAGAAGAAAGACAAAGACAAAGAGTTAAAGAGCTACTCGAAAAGAGAAAGCAAAGGGAATCTCAAACTAATTAACAAAAATAAATTTTACAAAAATGGAAAAAATACTAGTTGAAAATCCTAGTCGGTTCGTCATCTTCCCTATTGAACACAATGACATATGGGAATATTACAAACAACACCAAGCAGCATTTTGGACAGCTGAAGAGGTGGATCTTACCAACGATATCAGAGATTGGGAAGCGTTGACTGATAATGAAAAATATTTTGTTAAAAATGTATTATCATTTTTCGCGGCTTCTGATGGTATCGTAAATGAAAACTTAGCGGAAAATTTCTATCGTGAAGTACAATATCCTGAAGCTAAATTCTTTTATGGATTTCAGTTGGCGATGGAAAACATTCACTCACTAATGTATTCGTTGTTAATCGACACATACATTAATAATCCGAAAGAAAAAGATGAGTGCTTCAATGCGATTGATAGATTACCTGCAGTTCAAAAGAAAGCTAAGTGGGCATTAGATTGGATTGAGAAGGCATCATTTGCAGAACGATTAGTTGCTTTTGCGGCAGTAGAAGGTATTTTCTTTTCAGGATCCTTCTGTTCAATTTTTTGGTTAAAGTCGAGAGGTATCATGCAAGGACTGTGTAACGCAAACTCTTTGATTTTCAAAGATGAAAATTTACATTGTGATTTCGCAATTCACTTGTTAAATAATCACTTAAAAGACAAACCTTCCGAAAAAAAAATCAAACAAATTTTATTGTCCGCACTTGAAATCGAAAAAGAATTCATCACAGAATCACTTCCTGTTTCACTTATCGGTATGAATTCAAACTTAATGAAACAATATCTTGAGTTTGTTGTTGATGGATTACTTGTTAAGATGGGATGTTCAAAAGAGTTCAATGTGGACCAACCATTCAAGTTCATGGAACAAATTGCGGTAGAAACAAAAGGTAATTTCTTTGAGTCAAGAACAATGGAATACCAAAAAGCAAAACTAAACGAAACAATAACATTTACGGAGGACTTTTAATTTATACACTATGTCATTAAAAATTATAAAAAGAGGGGGCGAGGTAGTATCTTTTAACCCACAAAAGATTTACAATCGAGTAAAAAGAGCGGCTAAAGGATTAAGTATCAACTCCGATGAAATTTTTATCAAAGTTATTACTTCAGTACCTACTGAAGGTGAAATAACAACAAAAGAGTTAGACAAACTTGTTTATGAAATCGCGGCATCTTACACTGGTAGTCACCATGATTATTCAAGATTAGCATCTTTTGTGGCAATTTCATCCTACCACAAAGAAACAAATGATAGTTTTTCAGAAACAATGAAAGAATTGTATGCTGATGGAATTATTAATGAAAAGTTGATTGAAACAATTAAAGAGTATGGTGAAGACACTATTGACGCGGCAATTAATCATGAAAATGATTATAACTTCGACTACTTTGCTTGGAGATCATTACAAGAAATGTATTTGTTAAAAAAACCAAATGGTAAAGTAATTGAACGACCACAACACATGTACATGAGAGTGGCGTTATGGGTTACTACAAACATTGCGGACGCTCTTGACTATTATCAATCATTGTCAAATCAACTTATTTCGAAAGCCACTCCTATTATGATTAACTCAGGAACTAAGGTTCCGCAGTTAGCTTCTTGTGTCTTACATTATAATGATGCGGATTCAAGATCAGGTTTGTTGGATACTTTAAAAGACATCTCAACATTTTCTTCTGATGCCGCTGGAATTGGATTATCAATGTCTAACATCCGTAGTAAAGAAAGTAGAATCTCAAGTTCAGGTGGTTATGCTGGTGGGTTATTGAAGTACCTCAAAATTGTAAATGAATCACTTAGATTCTTCAATCAACAAGGTCGTAGACCAGGATCTGCCGCAATTTATCTCGAGCCATGGCACAAGGACATCATTGATCTCTTGGATATTAAAAAGAATACAGGAGCTGAAGAATTGAGAGCTCGTGATTTATTCACAGCACTTTGGATTCCTGACAATTTTATGAAAGCCGTTAAAAATGGTGATGATTGGTATTTGTTCTGTCCTAACGATATCAAGAAGGCTGGTTTAAAACCACTTCAAGAATCATTCGGTGATGAATATGAACAAAATTATAATATGGCAGTATCCATGGGTCTTGGTAAAAAAGTTAAAGCTCAAGAAATTTGGACTAAGATCATTGAATCTCAAGTTGAAACTGGTGTACCTTACTTATGTGCTAAGGATAGTGCAAACAAAAAAACTAACCACCAAAATATTGGAGTCATCAAACAATCAAACTTGTGTAATGAGATTTATCAATATACTGATGAAGAAACAACGGCAATCTGTACTTTGTCATCAATGGTTTTAAAAAACTTCATCCAAGGAGGTAAATTCGATTTTGAGTTGTTATACACCGAAGTTAGAAAAGTTGTTAGAGCACTTAATAAAGTAATTGATATTAATAACTACTCAACACAAAAAGGTTTGAAAGGTGGTTTGGAACAAAGAGCAATCGCTATCGGTACTCAAGGTTTAGCCGATGTATTCTATTTAATGGATTACATTTTTACTTCTGAAGAGGCAAAACAATTAAATAAAGATATTTTTGAAACGATTTATTTTGCGGCAATCTACGAAAGTAATCAACTGTGTATGAATGGAAAATATGAACCATATAAATTTTTTAAAGGTTCACCAATGTCACAAGGCCAATTCCAATTTGATATGTGGGGTCTTGACGAAACACAACTTTCAGGAATGTGGGATTGGAGTAAATTAAAGAAAAATGTTTCTGACTATGGTGTTTGTAATTCATTATTCACCGCACAAATGCCAGTTGCATCATCAGCTAAAATTACAGGTTCATTCGAAATGACTGAACCGGCTCACTCGGCTTTGTTTAATAGAAGAGTTGTAGGTGGGGAAATCCTTATTGTAAACAAGTATCTTATAAATGATTTTGAAAAAATTGGGGTTTGGTGTGAAGATCTTAAAAATGAAATAATTCTTAATGAAGGGTCAATTCAAAATATCAACTTCAATAATTACTTAGATCCTGAAGACAAACATTATAATAAAAAAGTTAAAAGAATCGAACACTTGATTCCTAAGTACAAAACTATTTGGGAAATCTCTCAAAAACAACTTATTAATATGGCAGCCGATAGAGCACCTTTCATTGATCAGTCACAATCTATGAATATCTATATGGCAAACCCAACATTGTCAAAGATTACCTCATCACATTTCCATTCATGGGAAAAAGGATTGAAAACTCTTTGTTATTATGTTAGAACCAAAGCAATTTCAACAGGAGCAAAACATTTAGCAGTTGATGTGTCCAAAATTTCAAAACCAAAAGTTAAAGTTGAGACACCTACAGTTGATTTCTCACATTTAAACTTACCACCAAGACCAGAAAATTCAGACTTTGAATGTTTCGGATGTTCATCTTAAAACAAAAACAAGAATCACTACTTAGGTAGTGATTTTTTTTTTACTTAAAAAAAGAGTAGTTTATATTTATAGGTAATATGGCAGATGGCAGAACATACGGTATAACGTTTCCATTCAGAGATTCTTTTGATGGTAAATTTTTGGATCTAACTGATTATGCAAGTGAAGAAATCAGAACAAACTTGACCCATTTGTTATTGACAAGAAGAGGGTCAAGATATTTTTTACCAGAGTTTGGTACTAGATTATATGAATATATTTTCGAACCTTTAGATGGGCCAACTTTTGCTGAAGTAGAATCTGAAATTAGAGAATCCGTTGGTCTTTTCTTACCAAATGTTTTGATAACAAATATATCAATTACAGATGCTTCAATGGGATTAGAAGACAAAGGAACTTTTGTAAATAGTAGTGGGGAAAGAGAATTCAAAGTCACAAACATTTCGGAATTAGAACACACCGCAAAAGTTAGAATTGATTATAAGATAACATCTGACGCATTTGAAACTCAAGATTTTATAATTCTTAATATTTAAAGTTATATGGCAGAAAAAAAAATTTCCTACACAACAAGGGATTTTGCGGGTGTAAAGTTAGAACTTGTTAACTTTGTTAAAACCTATTATCCTGAGTTAATACAGAACTTCAACGATGCATCGGTGTTTTCTGTTCTAATGGATTTGAATGCTGCGGTTGCAGACAACCTTAACTATCAAATAGACAGAAGTATTCAAGAAACTGTTTTACAGTACGCACAAGAAACTACCTCACTGTATAATATTGCTAGAACATATGGTTTAAAAATACCAGGACAAAGACCATCAGTTTCTATTGTTGATTTTTCAATAATTGTACCTGTTAATGGAGACGCTGAAGATATTAGATATTGTGGTATATTAAGAAGGGGAACACAAGTAAATGGTGCTGGTCAGGCATTTGAAACAATTTATGATATTGATTTTGCCTCACAATATAATGGAGAAGGACAACCAAACTCAAGAATTGTAAGACCAAATATAGATTCTTCAGGTACAATAATTAATTACACCATAACAAAAAGAGAAGTTGTTGTAAACGGACTAACAAAAGTTTTCAAGAGAGTCATAACAGCAAACGACGTAAGACCATTCTTCGAATTATTTTTACCCGAGAGAAATGTTTTGGGTGTGTCAAGCGTGATTGTAAAAGACGGAACAAATTATTCTAACGTACCAACTCCACAAGAATTTTTAACACCAGTTGGAAGATGGTATGAGGTAAGGTCTTTGGTAGAAGATAGGGTTTTTGTTGAAGACCCGACAAAACCATCAGACGCTCCAGGAATTAAGGTTGGTAAATATATTTCAGTTTCAGACAAATTTATGACAGAATTTACCCCACAAGGATTTATGAAATTAACATTTGGTGGTGGTAATACTTCTGCAGAACAACAACTTAGAGAATTTGCAATTCAAGGAGGACAACTGAATATAAACAAATATTCAAATAACTTAGGATTAGGAAGTACCTTAAGGGCAAACACAACATTGTTCATTCAATATAGAGTAGGAGGAGGAACATCAACAAATGTTGGAATTGGTGTTATACAACAAGTACAAAACACCAATTTTTTTGTGACAGGTCCTTCTGAAAATACAAATACAAGTGTGATTAATTCTTTAACTTGTAATAACCCGTTTGCCGCTGTTGGAGGAGCGCCTCAACCAACTTTAGAGGAAGTACGAAATTATGTTACATTCAACTTTGCCGCACAAAACAGGGCGGTGACTGTTAATGATTACGATTCAATTTTAAGGACTATGCCATCACAATTTGGCGCACCATCTAAAGTGTCAATTGTGGAAGAAAACAACAAAATAAGAATTAAAATGTTGTCTTATGATGGCGAAGGAAAATTAACATCTACAGTTCCAAACGTATTAAAAACAAATGTTGCGAATTTTTTATCAAATTATAGAATGATTAATGATTATATATCTGTAGAATCAGGAAATCCTGTTGACTTAGCATTTGAAATTGATGTGGTGTTAGACGCATCCCAAAGTCAAAGTTCTGTAATTGCTAAAGTGGTTGATATAACAAATAACTACATGTCACCATTGGTAAGAACTATGGGTCAAAATGTTAATATTTCAGAACTCAGAAGATTGATTCAAAGTGAAAATGGAATTTTATCAATATCTGACATAAGGGTTTTCAATAAAGTTGGAGGACAGTATTCATCGGCTGAAACTTCACAAACATACTCAAACCCAAAT